TGTGAACTCGATTGGCTGGGAAGACCCTCGGACGGAAGAGGGCGAACTCCTCTGGCCGGAAAGGTTCGGCCCGGAAGAAATCAAATCCTTAGAGTCCGCGCTAGGACCGTGGGCCTCGGCTGGTCAATTGCAACAGAGACCGGAACCCAAGGGCGGCGGCATCATCAAGCGGGACTGGTGGGAGACATGGCCCCATGACGCCTATCCGGCGATGGACTATGTGATCGCATCCCTCGACACGGCCTACACCACCAAGAGCGAGAACGATTACTCAGCCATGACTGTGTGGGGTGTGTTCTCCGGGGATGTCGTGGCCCACAACGTCAGGGCAGGCGGAACCGATACGGAACGATCCTATGCCCAGCAGTCCCCACGGGCGATGCTGATGGACGGCTGGCAAGAGCGGCTGGAGTTACACGATCTGGTCGAGAAGGTTGCCAAGACCTGCCGGACCATGAAGATCGACAAGCTGATCATTGAGAACAAGGCGGCGGGCCATTCGGTCGCGCAGGAAATCCGGCGGCTGTTCGGGCATGAGGACTGGGCGGTGCAACTGGTGGACCCGAAGTCTCAGGACAAGCTGTCCCGGCTGTACTCGGTCCAGCATCTGTTCAGTGAGGGGATGGTCTATGCGCCGGACAGGTCGTGGGCCGATACGGTCATGACGCAGGTGGGGACGTTCCCGAAGGGTAAGCATGACGATCTGGTGGACACCGTGAGCATGTGCCTTCGCCACTTGCGTGACCTTGGCCTGTTGACGCGCGGGCCGGAGATGGTCGCGCAGGTGCAAGAGTCGATGCAGCATCGTGGGCGGGAACTGCCGTCGCTGTATTAAGGTTCTTGCTTTGTTCTAAGCCCCACCAGTGGTATCTTGCGATCAAATATCCGCAAGGAACAGAGCATGGCGTTAACTCCGGGGCTTTCTCCGAACATCAGATTAGTGCAGCCGGACCCTGAGTTTGAGGGGCCGGGAGATGATACCACTGTCGAGATTATCGACGGTGAAGATAAGCCCATTGCTAATGAAGACGGCAAGATACTGGAGATCGAGCATGACGACGGCTCGATTACTATTAGCCTAGACGGCAAGTCTCTTAATGGAGATGACGAACCCAAAGGCCCGACCGGCTGGTTTGATAACCTTGTCGAAGACATTTCCGAACTTGAACTAAACCGCATCTCCGACGAACTAATGCGCGGTATCTCGGATGACATCGATAGCCGTAAAGACTGGATCGAAGATCATTCGACCGGCATCAAGTTACTTGGCCTCAAGATTGAGATTCCCGGCCTCGGAGGCTCCGCAGAAGGAGCGCCTGTCGAGGGCATGAACAGGGTGCGGCACCCACTCCTTCTGGAGGCGGTGTTGCGCTTTCAGGCCAACGCCCGCTCTGAGATGTTGCCGACTGACGGCCCGGTGAAAATCCGCAACGACGATAACAACGCGACGCTGGATGAAGACCAGCTTGCCAAGGCGTTCGAGCGGGACCTGAACCATTACCTGACATCGACGGCCACAGAGTATTACCCCGACACCGACCGCATGCTGTTCATGCTGGGCTTTGGTGGCACGGCCTTTAAGAAGGTTTACTTCTGCCCCCTGCGGAACCGGCCTGTCTCTGAGACGGTAGATGCTGACGATCTGATTGTTAATAACAACGCGACGGACTTGCAGAACGCCAAGCGCATTACCCACCGGTCCTATCAGAGGCCCTCGACCGTCAAGCGCCTACAGATACTGGGCGTGTACCGGGACATTGATCTGTCCACCCCGAACATGAGCAATCTGGATAGCCTCCAGCGCGAGAAGCTGTCTGTGCAGGGCATCGCCCCGGACAGCATGAACCCGAACGACCGGGACCGCGAGATTTACGAGTGCAACTGCGAACTCAACATTCAGGGTTACGAGCATAAGATGCGCGGTAAGGAAACCGGCCTCGAAATCCCGTACCGGGTGACGATTGACGTTTCCTCCAAGAAGGTCTTGTCGGTTGTCCGCAATTACAATGAGGACCAGCAGGAACTCGCAGAGGCCCGCAAGAACTTTGTGAAGTACACCTACGTCCCCGGCATGGGCTTCTACGACATTGGCCTACTTCACATCCTCGGTAACACGACCAACGCCATCACGGCTGCTTGCCGCGAACTTCTGGACGCTGGCATGTACGCCAACTTCCCCGGCTTCCTGATGGCCGATACCGGTGCGCGGCAGAATACTAATATCTTCCGGGTTCCCCCCGGCGGCGGTGCCTTGGTCAAGACCGGCGGCATGCCGATCAGTCAGGCCATTATGCCCCTGCCGTACAAGGAGCCTTCGGGAACCCTGATGGCACTGGTGGAAAACATGGCCCAGACCGGTATGCGGCTGGGCGGTACGTCCGAGGCTGCGGTTGGCGAAGGCCGCTCTGACGCTCCGGTAGGGACGACGCTGGCCCAGATCGAGCAGTCCCAGAAGGTCCTGAACTCGGTCCACAAGCGCATGCATGCGTCGCAGGCTGATGAGTTCCAACTCCTGAAGGAAGTCTTCAGGGAGCATCCTGACAGCTTCTGGCAGCGGAATAAGAAGCCTGCCGCCCCTTGGGACGAGAAGACGTTCCTGACGGCTCTGGATAACTATGAATTGATCCCGCAGGCCGATCCCAACACGGCTTCGCAGGTCCAGCGGCTGATGAAGGTTATGGCCCTGAAGCAGCTTCAGCAGGCGAACCCGTCGCTGTATGACCCGATTGCAATTGATACCGCCGCGCTACAGGCCATTGGCTGGAGCAATCCGAGCCAGTTCCTTGCGTCGCCCGAGGCCCAGAAGAACCCGCCGCCGGAACTCATTAAGATGCAGGCCGACGCGAAGGCTGCTCAAACAATGTCTGACGCCCACATGCTGGACGCCCAGACCAAGGCCAAGACGGACGAGGCCAAGACGCAGATCGACGGTCAGAAGTTGCAGCTTGAGGGAGCCAAGGTCGAGATCGACAAGATGAAGGCTCAGGCCGCAATGAAGGACAAGGAGATCGAGGCCAAAGACAAGTATCAGGACCGCAAGTTCAAGGAGCATGTCCAGTTGATTGATCTGGCCCAGAACATCGCGGTCCACCCTGAGAGCCTAGATGTGATCCAGCCCCTGATCGCCCCGGCCATTCAGGACCTGAGCGACATTAGCAACCCTGAGCAGCCGCCCGGTCTTGCCCCCGGCCTGATCCCTAGGGACCAGTAATGCCCAAGGATGTCCGCAAAGCATTGATGATTGCCAAGGGGCCGGTATCCAGCGGGTATCTGCCTCCGGGTGATCCGCAGCGGACGGATAACCTTGCTCGGTTTATGAAGGGGGCAGACAAAAAAGTTTATAATAAAGATAAAAGCCCCAAGATGTTTTATCACGGGACTACAGTTCCAGAAGATTTCTCTGAATTTTCTGTTGGCAGTCCCATTCACGCAGAAGATGGCAGCGGTGAAAGTCGCAGGCGCATTTATACACATAATGACCCGACAACTTACCTCGGAAGCCATTTCGCGGAAGAGCCTGAAACCGCTAATCAATTTGCCAAAGGATTGTATGGCGAGGCCAAAGGGGCGCAAGAGGGTAACCGGGTGCTTCCCGTGCATCTCAGCATTAAAAAGCCGCATGTCACGACTGAAACGGACATGATTCGTTCCATGCTGCGTGACAAATATGATCACCCTGCCGTTGATGCGAGACTCAAAGATGAAGAAGAAGAAAGACGGTATGACGATCCTAATGAAATAGATTTTCGCACAAGAGTAAATAAATTTGCTTGGAAGATTGCCGCTGACGAAGATGCGTATGACAATTCTTCGTTTGCTGAAAAAATGGCAGAGCAATATAGGGATAGGCTTATAAATGCTGGTTTTGACGGCATAAAATATCAGAATGAAGTAGAGGGCGGTAACTCTTGGGTGGCTTTTCATCCTACTCAGATTAAGTCCGCTGTCGGCAACAACGGCCAGTACGACCCGAACGAGCCGGAGATCGACAAGGCAGAAGGCGGGGTGGCTAGTCTGCCCGTGCTTCCGGAGCGCCCGCCTCTGGATGTACTCCGCCGCATGGACGCTGGAGCAAAGGATGCTTGGCGGCGTGACCGAGACGTTAGACTGGGGCGGAATTATCACCCTCCCGGAAGCCCAGAGCATGACGCCAATCTTATGGACTTCATGGAAGGCGCACATCCCTTGTTTTTCAAGGAGCCGGGTGTGCCAAGGCCCGTGTACCATGCGACTAACAAGGACATTCGCCGCTTCATTCCGGGCGGTACGGCCCGCGAAGAAGACATGGAAAGCGGCCCTGCAACGTGGCTGACCTTTGACCCGACGAACAATCCTGCCGCGCACCACATTGGCGGTTATAAGGGCGAGTACAAAGAAGGCGCTAATGTCATGCCTTTGTACGCCAATATTAAAAACCCGTTAATTCTTAATGATAAAGACGCATTAAAAGCCGCGCGTACTAAATTTGCAAAAAACAATAATTCTTTCCCGCTATTACTTACCAAAGAAACCAAAGACGCTTTGCAAGAGGCGGGACACGACGGCGTTGTGTTTCAGAAGGAGGCTGGCGCTTTTGACGGCGACGAGATTTTGGCGTTTGACAACCAGCAGTTAAAATCCGCCCTTGGAAATCGCGGCATCTATGACAGACAAGACCCGACAGTTGATTATCAGCGCGGCGGCTCTATCACCAAGGCCGAAGGCGGGGCAGTCGAAGAGACCGTTCCTGAAGCGCCCCATACGCTCGAAAGCCAGTTGCAGGCTTTCCTACAGGGCAAGCGCAAGGCCGTCCTATACACTCATGAAGAGCCTGCTCCCCCTGAGGGGGCGCAGCGCCTAGAGACCGCCCACGGGGTATTTCATTACAACCCCGCGCTGATCGACGAACGCTCCATCAAGGCTGCGGTCGCCGGGGACAGGATCAACGAAATTCTGGGATACGGCCCCTATTCCAAGAAGGACGTTCTCAATCGCGTATCCGCTGGCGACACCCCGCTGGCTGTGGTTGGCCGGGACGCTGAAGGCCGGGAGGTTGTGGCTGCTGCCGGGACCCACGGAACGGCTAACGAACAGGCTTCGGCTATTGCGGCCCAGTTACCTACCGGCGGTCAGGTCCATATCGAAAGTCCGCAACAGGTCATTTCCGAGCGAATTGCGGCTTTGCGGTCCCCGGAACAGGGAAATAAGGACGCCCGGAAGGCATTAATGATCGCTAGGGCCATGGGCGGGCGTATCGGCAAGGCTGACGGCGGCGATATTGACGGTGCCGCGCCTGTCCCGGCTCCGGCGGCTAAAGGCCCCAAGACTGTATTTGCTTATGGCAGGCCTTCTATCTCTGAGACCAAAAACCCTAAGCGCATAATGTTTACATCTGACGCGCCGGGAAAGGTAAAGGGCATAGTTACCCCGCGCCACATGTGGGAGGGCGGCAATGGCAAGGGCGGCATTCACATCCCCGGCATGGAAGAAATTAATGAGGCGCGGGCTAATGTGTACGGTTCGGAAAACAGGCCCCCGCTTACTGTAGGTAAGCTGGCAGACATCCATCAAAATACGTTGGCCGAACATTTTCAGAAGCCAGTACAACAGCAAATGGCAGACGAAAGCGCTGCTTTGGGCAGGCTTAGGGCCGCAATGCACATTGGCAAAACAGCCAATACGTTAGATGAAAGCGAGAAACTGGATACTGTTCGGCATGAATATGATGATCAAGGTAGGACATACCTTGCTTATGGCGCGAAGGGTACTGCCGGTCACACCGTGTATACGTCGGGGGCCGGTGACAACAGAAAGTTCCACGTTGTAAACACTTGTGCAGGCCAAACAGGCGGATGCGGTGGCGGCGTAGATAAAAACGGCATTGTAGATACCGGCAAAGGTGCATGTTTTGCCCCTCATGCAGAAGCCCAATATGTTGGGGCCGCTGTTCGTCGAGCGGCGCATGAGCAGGCAAAGTTTGACCCTGCAATGACGCAAGACTGGGTTTTGGCGCATACAGGTTCTTTGAGGGCCGCTGCAAACAATTCGGACAGGTCCAATAAAGTAACTCTTTTTAGGCCTAATATTGTTGATGAAACAGACCGTTCTACCCGTCATGTTATTAGAGGCTTAAATAAACAAAGGATTGCAGAAGGTAAACCTGCAATCATTGCCAATTCTTATGGCAAGACTGCTGAACTACATGACCCAGAAAACGGGTATTTTGTAACCTATTCAAATACAGGCCCAAAAACAAAACTTGGGGCCTCTATTGCTGAAAATATTTCTAGAGATAAATCCCGTGTCCACGCCACGGTTATGGCTAACGAGGCAAGCGGCAAGGATTATGTAAACGAAGACGGCAACCTTACACCTCCCAAAAATTCATATGCTGTAACTGACGTTCAGCGTGGGTCAGATTTAGACAAGAGAATGCAAGGTGCATTTACCCACGTTAAATATTGGACCGCCGGAAGAGACGAAAAAAGCCTGTCTCCTGAAGAAATTAATGAGGGGGCGGAAGGTCATTACGATGGTTCTGGCAACCCTACCACTCCAGTGGAGTCCCATTATGGTCATTCTACCCTGAATGGCATGAGGTACGATTATCAGAGGCAGCACATCTTGCACCCGCGACTGGTTCATGTCGGGGAGAACAAAGATGGGTCTCCGCATATGATACCGACCGACTCTCGGTTTAAAGACGATGATTATCTGCCCAAAGATAGATTTATGACCAAAAACGGAAAGCAGGCTGGCGCTGTACTTTTGACTACGCCAACGACATCAACCAGCAGCATAGGCCATCAGTCTTCGTTTACGCATCACGTTGATGATGCAAATGTTTCCCACGCGCTAAATAACAACGGGGAATATGAAATTGACCCCCCAGCACAACAGCAGGCAAGTGCGGGTAATGAATATGAGCCTCCGAAGGGTAAGGAGACTTATGCTCGCGGCGGGCTTGTAACCCATGATGAAAATGGAGACCTTTTAACTGGCTTTCCAGAGCAAAGTTTTGTTGCCCAAAGACATAATTCTCATCGCCTTGAGGATAAAAGTAATAATGCTAAGGGCGAGCATCCCACTCAGTACGCCTACGGCGGGCCTGTAGAGGGTGACCGCCAGCTAGACAACTCCGGTTTCTACAACGCCGCCGCAGAGGCCGCGCAGGGCATCCCGCAGGCCAAGGGTACGCCGCAGCAGATGATGTCTATGGTCCAAAATGCCCCCGGCACACAGGAGACCATGAAGTGGTCCGGTGCTGATCAGGCCTTTGCCGGTCAGCCAATTGTGTCAAAGGACGATCTAGTTAAGCACTTCCAGACCAATGCCCCGAAGCTGGAAGAGACCCAGCTTGGTAGTGCGACTAGCGAGTACGATTTCTGGGGCCGTCCCAAGGACAGTACGGGAACCAAATACCATAAGTACACCATCCCCGGCGGTGAGAATTACCGCGAAGTCCTGCTGCACTTGCCGCCCACAATAAATACCGAGTATCGGCACAAAGTTATTCGAGCCGACGGGCATGTTGATAGCACATACGACAACCCGGAAAGTTCTGCGGCAAGGGCAAACGAAATTGGCGGAACAGTACGGCGCGATGATCCGTTCACCGTACAGGGTGGGTACAGAACATTGCATTGGAAAGATCATCCCAATGTCGTAGCCCACCTCCGTATGTCTGACCGCACATTGCCTCAGACCAATGAGAAGGCTCTCCATCTAGAAGAAGTGCAGAGCGACTGGGGTCAGGATGGCAAGCAGGGGTTTAAAAAGACTGACGAAGAACTGCGCGGGTTACGCGATGAAATGCTTGCCCTTCATAAGAACTATTTAGACCTTCACGGCTCTGGCGCTCCTCCTGACCAACTTCAAGCGGCGGAAAGCAAATACAATTCCGCGATGAATAAGATGAATAACGGCTTCAAAGCTAAAACTCCTGAAGGTCCCTATGTCGGTAATACCAATAAGTGGACTGATCTTGCTCTGAAGCGGGCCTTGATAGAGGCCGCTCGCGGTGGTCATGACAAGCTAATCTGGACGCCCGGTGAAGAGCAGGCGCTACGGTATAAAGAAGATGATGAAGAGAATGACGCCAAAAGACTAAAGGGTATGAATAAGTATTACGGAGAAATTGTTCCGTCACGGCTTGAGAAAATTTTACAGTCTATTGGACATACCCCTGAGTTCGGCACTGATTATATTCAGGGCAGGAAGGATGATAGGGATTTGGTCCTTATTAATCGTCGCGGTCAATACCATGTTGAGACTGAAGAACAGCGCGATCCCGGACAGCGTTACCAAGAAGAGGAACACGTTGCTGGGCCGTTCGCCACCCGTGAGGAGGCCGACGCTCACCGCACTACTCTTAGCAGGGGCCTCAAGGCCGTCCCATCACTAAAGATCACCCCCGCAATGCGGGAAACAATTTCCAAGGGCCTCCCTCGGAAAACTGGCGGGTTCGTACCCCCTGCCAGAAGTTCTGCTGTTGAGCAGGCTCTTAAACTGACATCCAAATCCGGCGCGACGTTGCCCGCTGCCGTATTTTTAGCAAGGCAACATCAAAGTCGGAATTAACCCCTCTAAGGAGAACTACAATGTCTGAGATGGCAAAGGCCGCACGGGCCGCAATGAAGCAGAAGGCCAAGCGCCTTACGACTGACCCCCACAAGAAGGTTGACGCCTCTAGCTGGGAGCCTGAAGAACCCATGAACACGGGGGCCAAGACTGGCCTGCGTCCGATTTCTCCCCGCGCTTATAAGCGTGGCGGCAAGGTCGGCATGAATGCCGGTGGCAGCGCAAGTGCGCCGAATGCCGGTCGCAAGGCCCGCAAGGACGGCGGAGAAGCTAAGTCTTGGGTCAACGCCAAGGTTAATCGCAACGTCAAGGAAGCCAACGCTGCTGAGTTTGGCAAGCCCCATGTCGGTGGCATGAAGAAGGGTGGCCGCACTGGCAAGATGGACGGCGGCGGCATGATGGCCCCGGCCTCGCTTGGTACGTCCATGGGTGATCCCCGTCTTGGGATTGTCCAGAAAAACCGTATGAGCATGACCAACCAGCCGGGTGTTTATAAGCGCGGCGGTCGTGCCTGCGGCGGCTATGAGGAAGGCGGCAGCGTTGCCAAGGACTTTGCCAAAATCCAGAACATGATTTCTGCCCGTAAGGCCGTGCAGACCGATAAGGCTCTGGATGCCGTCCGCCGTGGCAATGCGACTTCCCGCCCGCTGGACCGTTTGCCCGCGAGCAGCGAAGACATGGTTGGCCGTCGCCCTATGGTCACCGGTCCCAGTGGCGAAGCGTATGTTCCGCCCGCGCGTATGGGCCGCAAGGCTGGCGGCAAGGTTGACGAAGCGCAGGACAAGAAGCTGGTTAAGAAGGCGTTCCGTCAGCATGAGAATGCCGAACACGGCGGCAAGCATTCTGAACTGAAGCTGAAGAAGGGCGGCATGGCTAAGGATGACCGCATGGTCAAGAACCCCAAGAAGGCTATGGGCGTTGCCTTGAGGGCAGTTGCTTTGAGCGAGGCGTTCGACGCAGG